CCACATCATCAAAAAATCTCTCGAAGCCCAAAGTTGTATGGGTGAGAGGGCTAAATGAAATACGACCAAGTGTCATAGTTTATCTCCTTTTAAGCGAGTTACAAAAATAAGTGACCCATTAGGCGTCACTACTTACTTTGGCAAAATTTCGAATGCTTCTCTGTTTGCCAAATAAGTTCTTTGCGGATCCTTTTCAGTATAGACCCGTATAAATTTCATATCTTTTGCAATATTTGTTTCAACATCATTGTAATCTTTGCAAAAGACTACATCATGCGTATATTTATTACGCAGACGAACAATTCTTTTTTCAGAAGACATTTCATCACCTTAATAATCTTGTGTTTTCTTTCCGATATTGTACTTTGTAATCAACTGCCAATCATCTTTTTCTTTGAAAGATATAATCTTAATTTGATGCAATGGTGCAATATTATCTTCAAGTAGTCTTCGATTTAGAATCTTTACAAGACCCCATTCTTCTAACAAGTTTGCAATTGCGTTTCTTCTTTGAATGTCATTCTCGGATAGATTAGAAGGTTTGCCATCAAGTGCAAACAGTTCTTTAAAATGAACAATATAATACCGACCTTGCTTGTGTAGAATATGGCAAGATTGATACAACACCCTTTCTTTACGAGAGGACACACCAATACGGGTCAGCGTTTCACGGACCTTTAAAAAATCATCCTGTTCTTCCAGGCTGACCTCAATAAATTTAGTCAAGTCTACCATATCACTTCTTTCCTAATCCACCCGTTTGGGTTTTTTCTTTTAATTGTTGGATTTGTTCTTTGCTGAGTAGACGAAATGCTTCACGAGCTTTCGTGTCTGAGAAACCGTAGATAGTCTTTATACATTCTATGTCTTCACTCTTTTCAGATTTTACCCACTTCGCAAATGGTCGTTTTTGGGACCTGACTGTATTTAGTAAAAAGTCAAATTGCAACTTTTTGTCTACAAAATGTCTGCGGTTCATCTCATTTGCATACATAATGCAGTCTTTATGGTAGGAAAGACTACGATTTGCAAGAAAAGGATTGTAGTCCTTCTCTGTCAATTCATCGACAATCAGTTGTTTTTTGTTTTGTAATATGGCATTCACATAATCAAAAGGGTTACTCATGTCAGCATCCTAATCAGTCCTACTGAATCGATTGTAACAAGCAGTAGGTAGTTTGCAAGCATACCAAATGATTGACGAGTATAAGCAGCCCAAGCATACATAGCGCAACCACAAATCCAAATAGGGTATAAAACCAATAGCGGTGGATCGGGAACTGTAACAGCCATAACGATAGCACAACCAATGCTAATAGCCCAGGCAACAAACTCAACAGCAAAACGAAACTTGTTAGAATTCCAATCATTTCTTATCCAATCAAATGTTGGTCGAAAAAGGTTGTTTATCATACAAATTCACAGTTCACCATCAACTCAGTCAAACATGCAACAGTATTGATTTCTTGGTCTGCAACAAACGCAGCCTTGTACTGATAGTCAGCAAGAATCAAAACTGCTTGTGGTATCGATTGAGGTTTCATCGTATCGTATAACGCATCATAGATTTTACGATAGAGTGCATTCGAATCAATTTCATTTGAAGCAACCCATTTACGAATTGCACCAAAGTCTTTCTCTCTAATGTTCTTTACAATTTCAGAGATAGAAACATCAGCGATTTGAGATAGAATGCCAGTATCAATCTTACCAAATTGACTGTATCGTTGTAGTTCATTGAGAACACGGCGAAAATCTGGAAAATGTTTTTTGACAAGTTCAGCGATTACTGCATCATCATAGTCGACCGATTCACTTTGCAAAACTGACTGAATACGCTTGAAAAACGCAGACGCCATCTTTGCTTTCTCGCCATTCTTTAATGCAAAATCAACAACTGCACACCGAGAATGGAGTGGTTCGATAATACGATTTTTGTAATTACAAGTAAAAATGAATGAACAGTTACCTGCAAACTCTTCAATTGCATTACGCAAAGCAGGTTGAGTAGAATTAGGATTTAGATAATCGGCTTCGTCAATGATAATGACTTTGCGACCACCTGCAAGAGACATTGCTGAAGCATAGTTCTTAATCTTAATACGAAAAGTGTCAATGCCACTTTCATCAGAACCATTGATGACCATGAAATCACAACCAACTTCATTACACATCGCTTTTGCAACTGTGGTCTTGCCAACGCCAGGACCACCTGAAAGAATCAGATTAGGAATATTATTTTGATTTACATATTCCTGAAATGGTTTCTTCAGACGGTCTGGTAGAATACAATCCTCGATAGATTGAGGACGATACTTCTCTGTCCATAACAAATGTTCCATAGGAACTCCTCACAAAGTACATCATAAAAAAATTAGTCACGCTCATTCAAACGAGCAACAACAATCAGAAAATCTTCTTTTACTTCCCAAGTACCACAGCCACAAAAAATGAATGTCTTTGTTACTTCTTCATTGCCTTCTTCTTTTGCGACCGTAAACTTTCTCTCATAAACATTAATGACATGTGCAGGATTAATTCCTATTGTTTCACCTTCATGTTCACTAACAGCATTTGTAAAGAGTTTAATTGACATTAAGATTTCCTTTCGTATTTGGAACCAGATTCAGTAGAAATGTAATACTGAAGCGGAACATTTTTGTTCTTAAAGTGTGAAACACCTTTTGAAGAAATCGTAACATCATAAGAACCTTGTAGCACTTTACTGATATTCTCTGCCTTGAATACCATTTTAAATACATCACCATTACCATCTGCAATTTCAAGTGCTTGTTTGTTTGCAGCATCATTCTGTAGGTCAAGAGTTACAATATAAATTTTCTTACCGTCAGATTCAACTGCAATGTGAGGAGAAGAAAGGACAGATGCCGCACGGAGAACACATTCAAAGTCTTCGGCTGTTAGTACAAAATTAACTTCAGCTTCTGGCATTTGAAAGCTTTTCTCTGGTGGTGTAACAATCGTGTTCACATCACAAAAACGATATTCAAGTTTTAAACGACCTTTGTTACCAACAATCATCATCTGTTTATCTTCAAACTCAAATGATGGGTCGTCTTTGTAGAGAGAAACAACAGAAAGAAAGTTGTTCAAGTCATAGATGCCAAAGTCTTTAGGAATATCTTCCTGAATTGTGACTTCAGCTAGAATGTTTTTGTGAGATGATACAGTTTTAAGTGTCTTGCCCTTTTTGAAATAGATGCCTTGATTGATAGCACCAAAGTTTTTCAATACACTTAGAGTTTCACTTGATAGTTTCATAATTTATTTTTCCTTCATTTAAGTCATGCACATACAACATTATAAGAGAATAGTGAAGGACTTTCAAGAGGTCTTTTCTATTCTTACCGTCTTTTTTACCATATCGTTGAGCATACTTCAAAACATTTCCAATACAGAACCCTTCACCGTGTCCTCCATCGATAATGAATTCTGTAGCCTGAAACTTGTCTTGAGAGTAATGCTCACCGTATGTCTTATCAATATACTCAGCAAACTCTTTGAGTAATGCTGGCTCATTATATTTGTAGTTAATCAAACGAGTTCCTCCTCATCTTCTTCAACGGATTGCACATTTAAAGCTGTGCCCATCCTCATGGCATCCAAATAAGCAAGAGATAATTTTTGATCGTTTTTCCCAAAAATTGTAAGACCCCCTTTACCCATGTTGTCACATATTCCTTCCAGATTAGATGGTGCTGCACCATAGACTTTAACTTTTGATGTAGACACTTTATAATCGGAACAATTAGCGTCCAATATTTCACTTACAATCGTATAATATTCATCACGAAATTTTGTCATAGATGTGATATATGAAACATGTAAATCTTCTGAGTCCAACCTAGAAAGATATGGTACGATACGAATTTCTTTGTCAGGATTTGATCTGGAAAGTTTTGCTGCAGCTACAATTGCTTTTTTTGGTGAAGAAGACGCATATGGTAAATACACAATACGATTTGTGTCTTTATAATCATAAGTTGTTAACCAACATTTAACTTCAGCATCATTTTTCCAAGCTCTTGGTAGCAACCCACCTTCTTTCGAAAAAGAATTGAAAATTCTCCATCTTAGGTTATCTTTAACTCCATCTTTCCAACCAGAGTGAACAGTTTGTTTTTTCACCCATTTTAAAATGGATTCTTCTTCGTATTCACACATGTTGTGATTGATTGCATAGATGCCTCCGGCAACAATATCAATTTCTCTTGTTACTCCTGCTACGGTGCCAGTAAAATTAGAATCAAATCCAAATGTTAAAGCATCCTCATCATCGCAAGTATAAACATTTACAATTCGATTTTTAAAATCAATTTCCCGTAGAATCGTATCTTTTGTTCTTCCATCCATAAAATAAAACTTTCCATTGTATTCTCTTACTGCGATTGGAAAGTGTTGTAATTGCCAACCTTTGTTTAGAAGATCGGCTCGTAATTCTCCATATTTTGAATTGAGACCTTCGGCCCGATTTGGTTGTTCGTGACCATGCAAAACATTACGTTGTATAACACTTGCATCCATAACTAGAGAGGGAGAATCTGGATTGTCACCTGCTTTTTCAGGATAAAGTCCTGGATAACAAGCTCGCAAAGTTTGGCTTAAAAATATGTGAGTTTGCAAATCTTCTTCTGTGAAAGAACCATAAGGTTTCAGTTTGATTAAAGTTTTCATTTTTTTTCCTTTCGATTATTAATCAGAGACAATTTTACTTGTCTTCACCCTTTTTTAAGAGGGTTTACTGCTAAAAGAATTTTACTTCTTTTTACTACAATCTTCCTGTATACTGTGCAACAGCTGGCATATTACCAGTAAACGCATATGTACCAATGTGTTGCGTCTTCATCCAAGGACATAAGAAGACTTCACCACCAATTTTACGCCACATTTGGCAGAACATATAGTCTTCACTTAGATAACGGTCAGAACCACCGCCAGTGATACTTTCTTTTGTATCAATAACAGTATCAAAGAAGGCGTGAATATACCGAGTACCATCAAAGTTAGCTTGACCAACATGATCTGGCTTGTAGTGAATCATTGGGTAAGCTTCTTTCATCTTCTCAAACACTTCTCGCTTGACCATCATAAAACCAGTACCAATCTCCATCACTTCTAGAGGATCAGTTACTTGAAAAGATTGTGTACCTTTTACAACATTAAAAACATACTCACCAACCAAGTTTTCTAATTCTTTAGGTTCTAATGTTGGGTGATTTCTGGCAGCATGTGAAACATTGTGCCAATTAATTGATTTTTTAGGATAAGGACCGCCGACAACATCTTTGTCGAGAGCCATTAAAGCAACAACATCTTGTGGACTGTAGTGGATATCAGAATCGATAAACAGTAGATGGGTAAAACCTGAGCGGAGAAATTCATCTACCAAATAATTTCTTGCTCGTGTGATTAGTGATTCATTGAACAAAAAAGAAAACTTTGTTTCTACACCATATTTTGACATTACGGTTTGCAAGTCTAAACAAGACTTAATGTACAGACCGTGAGCCATGCCGCCATACATCGGTGTAGCAACAAAGAGTTTAATTTTTTTCAGTTCATCAACTTTAACTTGAATTTCCATGACGACTCCATAAACGAAAAGAGGAAGTAACACCTATATGTATTACTTCCTCCATTGGATTTTACTACTTTTTAGGCAAAAGCACGAAACCCAGATTGGCGCAGAGCAGAGATACCTGCAGCGACCATGCGCTTGGTGGGAGTACCAAGGCGATAGAAAGAAACTTTCTCACCATTCACAACACGGCTGTTGAGATAGATGGCATGACCTTCGTTACGCAGGTCATTGATAGTAGCACTTGGGTTTGCAACACCGAAAACCGACTGCATTTTCTGAGGTGTCAAAGTGTTGTAGGTACCATCTTTAGAGAGATAAGCAAGGATTTTAGATTTAACAGACATTACAAAATACTCCATGAAATATGAACCGCACTTTAGAAAAACATTACAGAGGCGGTTCTTCTCTGCAATATGTACATTCTATTACAATTTACTTTGTTTGTCAATACTTACTACGGTAAAAATATCAAAAAAGACCCATCGTTGCCGATGGGTCAAGCCGCTACTATTAGAAAGGAATGTCATTGTCACGGTCATCAGGTTGTTCTTCTGCTTCTTGTGTTTGTGCCATAATTGATTCGGTATTGGCACCTGCATCAACTTTGGTATACAAATCACTGAATGACATTTTGGTATCTTCATCGAAACGATTCAGGCAAAGCGCAATTGCTTTCATACGATCTCCGAACACAGAGTAGGTCTTGGCAATATGCACAAGACGGCGAGTGGAAATCACTTCGTCACAACCGCCTTGTTCGAATGTTTTACGAATCACTTCAGCCCAAGTCACAAGTTTTTCAGCAAACTCATCATCAGGACGACCAAGAGAGGTCAACTCTTTCTTGATAATCTTTTGTTCAATTCTGGCAGTCGGCCAATCTTGTTCGTAAGTATTCAGAAAACGCTCAAGAAATGCTTCGTTAAGAATGTTGGTAAACATATAACGACCATCATCAGAACCTTTACCTTTTGTATTCGCAGTCGCAATGACCGTGAAACCTTCAGCAGGTTTGATTAACTCATTCTTTTTCTTAAGCAAGAATGGTTTGCCTTCAAGTACACGCTGAAGACTGGAAAGATTCTGAGCACCGTAGTCAATCTCATCAATACAGAGTACGGCACCTTGACGAGCCGCAACGGTCACAGGACCATCACGCCATTCCATCTGACCGTTAATCAGAACATAGTTACCAAACAAATCACTTTCATCGGTTTCTGGTGTCATTGAAACGCAAACGAATTTACGCTTGAGTTTGGCACAAGCCTGTTCAACGGACATTGTTTTGCCGTTGCCAGAATGACCAGTAATAAAGATGGGATAAAATTGATTAGAACCGATGATAGAAAGCAGGTCATCAAAATGACCGAACGGTACATAATTTTTGTAGACTTGAGGTACGATATTCTCAAGTTCTAAATCGGTA